CATGACAGGAATTTCATAGTAAGTGTCGTGGTGGTAGTGGTAGCCGTTGATTGCGTAGTAAACAAAGTTTGCTGGCGAGCCAACCTGCTCAACCTTGAAGTGACCCTTGATAGTCGATGTCGAGTCATCCACGGTAGCCAAGTAGCCAGACGCATCTACGCCTAGCATGTCAGTCCAGTTGATGTAAAGCTCAGTAGCAGCATTTACTGCACCATTAAACTTCAACGCACCAGTGCCCGGGTTCGAATCAACAGTGCTAGTCAAGTAGTTGTAGCGGAAGATTGCTCCACCAAACGAACCCTCAGGACCCTGAATGCCCTGCTCGCCTTGGTCGCCCTTATCACCCTTGTCGCCCTTATCGCCCTGAATACCCTGAATACCCTGAATACCTTGAATGCCCTGAGCGCCCTGAATACCTTGGTCGCCAGTATCGCCCTTAATACCCTGAATACCCTGCGGACCAGTGTCACCCTGAATACCCTGCGGACCCTGCGGACCAACATCACCCTGCACGCCCTGAACACCCTGAGCGCCCTGAATACCTTGGTCGCCAGTGTCACCCTTGACACCCTGAGCACCAGTAGCACCAGTAGCACCAGTAGCACCAGTCAAACCAGTCAAACCAATAGGACCCTGAGGACCAGTAGGACCAGTCAGACCAGTCTCGCCCTGCACGCCCTGAACACCCTGCAAGCCTTGGTCGCCTTGGTCACCCTTGTCGCCCTTGACACCCTGAATGCCCTGAATACCTTGGATACCTTGAATGCCCTGAATACCGCGAGGCAAATCAATCGACGAAGAACCCCAAGCATTAGTGCCATTAGCCTTCGAATACAAATACAACTTAGTTAAATCTGCAGGGTCCTTAACCAAAGCCCAAACAGCAGACGACGTAGGAGTTGGAAACTCCGACAAAAACGTAGCCTCATCTGGAAACACAGCCAAAAAGTCTGCAGGCAAACCAGCAATACCCTGCACACCCTGAATACCCTGAACACCCTGAATACCCTGCAAAGAAGCCAACCACTGAGCCTCAGTGCCCGTATAACCATTAGCCAAAGCAATCTGATACGCAGACAAACCAGCCGTACCCTGAGTCATGTAAGGCAACGAAACCCAGTTCGCCGTACCATTACCAATCTTTACTTTTGACGTATCAGTCTCAACCGCGAACTCGCGGTCAGCAAGGACAGGGTTAGCAGCAGTCCAAGCAGCAGCCGTACCGCCACGCAATTGCAAACGAATAGTCATTAGATTCCTCCACCGTCAAAAGTTGGCAAACCGCCAAAAACCGAAGTTGGACTACCGCCGTCTATGTTCATCCATCCGCCCTCAAGGTCATCAAACTTGATGCGCTTAGAAGACTTGCCGTCATGCACGTGGTCACCTGCAGCAGCCTGCGAAGGACCAGACCCGAGAGTGTGGTGCAAAGCAAGCGCACTAGAATCCTTGTCGGAATTCAAATGGAAGAAGTTAACCTCTTCTGACGGCGGGCTGATAGGCATGTTAGAATTCTATCGCATACTGGAGGAGACGACCATGAGTAAAGCAAAGCAAATCGGCACGGCTGCCGAAACCGCTGTACGCAATCACCTGCTATCACAGGGCTACAGTGAACTAGAAGCGCACCGCAACGTCCTAAAAGGAACCAACGACGAAGGTGACGTCTGGCTACGCGAACCCCTCCGTGGACTAATCGTATTTGAAATCAAAGGTGGCAAAGCCGCCAAGGAGGCTTCCTATGGACAAATCGAAAAATGGTTCCAAGAAGCGGAACTTGAGAAAGCTAATGCTAACGGCAAGTTCGGTTTCTTGGTTACTCAGCGTGCTGGTGTGGGTGCTCCACGGGCTGGGGAGTGGTGGGCTTATGCCAAACTCGGAGACCTCTTTGAACTTCGCACTCGGCTTGCTAATAACGACAATACCCTTGTGCGGATACGTCTACTTGACTTGGTTGGACTAATTCGTGGCGAGAGATAGTTTCAATCTAGAAGACGCCCTGCGCGGGCTTGGCGAATCAATCCAAGAGTCCGCTGCAGCACCAAACCTCTACAACTACAAAGCCTCACCAAAGCAGGAAGCGTTTCACGCCCTGCCAAACAAAGCACGCCTATACATTGGTGGTAACCGTTCAGGTAAATCGCTAGGCTCAACCATTGAAGGAATCTACTGGGTCACCAAAACCCACCCGTTCCGTAAAATGCCAGACGAACCAATCCGTGGACGAGTGGTCGCAGTTGACTTCCTAAACGGTGTGGACAAGATTATCCTCCCGCTATGGAAACAATGGCTACCAAAGAAGTACCTAATCAACGGTTCATGGGAAGACTCATACTCGCGTGAACGTCACGTACTCACCCTAAACAACGGGTCATTCGTAGAGTTCATGTCACAAGACCAAGACCTTGACAAGTTCGCAGGTTCATCTCGACACTTTATCCACTTCGACGAAGAGTGCCCGAAAAGCGTTTGGCAAGAATGTTTAGCACGTCTCATTGATACCGACGGTGACTGGTGGATGTCGCAAACCCCAGTCCAAGGTATGGAATGGATTCTCGAAGACGTATACATCCCAGCACAAGAAGGCACTAAAGACATTGGCATTGTTGAAGCAACTATGGACGATAACCCGACCCTATCTAGGGAAGCTATCGCCCGTTACATGGAGTCGCTCACCCCAGAAGAACAACTCATCCGCAGAAACGGACAGTACGTCCATCTTGGCGGTTCAGTCTTTCCAGAATTCAGTCCTCTCACACACTGTATTCCTAAAGGGCAGTTCAAACCCACTGGAAAGCATCGAATTGTTCGAACAATGGATAGCGGATTCACCAACCCCACCGTCTGGTTGTGGATGGCAGTTGACCAAGATGGAACTATTATCGTCTTCCACGAATACCACAAAGCGAGAGAGAACGTTGACTACCACTCAAAAGAAGTTAATGCGCGAACCAAGCAAATCCTACGAGAGTCGGGTGCGGAACTTTACCTTACTACCGGCGACCCGGCAATCAAGCAAACAAAAGAACATACCGGAACCTCAATCCAGCAAGAGTACGCCAAGCATGGCATCTACATTGCAGTAGACCAAATTCCTAACGACCGCCGTATCGGCTTGGAGCGCATCCAGCAGTACATGAAGGTCAACCCTAAAACAAACAAACCGTACCTTATGTTCACGGACGACTGCCCAGAACTTATCGCAGAACTCCCTAAACTAAAATGGAAGAAGCATGCTTCTCCAAAGGTTGCGGAGATGAAAAACAAGCTAGAGGAAATCCGCGATAAGGACAACCACTGCTACGACGCATTGAAGTATGCAATGACTTTCATGCCAGACTTGACTCCGATAGAGTATTCATCAGAGGGTCAAAGCCAAGCGTTCCACTCCGCATTCAGGGAACAGTTCGGTGCAACAACCAAATTTACAGAGTATGATGAGCCTGACCCGTGGGGTCAGGAATGGCGCGGACCGTCATCAATCAATGAACTAGAAGGATAAAGAATGAGACACTTTAACTATTACGAAAACGGCGGACCATTCCCTTCTGCCTGCGTATCATGCGGTGCAAACAAGCGCATCTTCGGACTTACCCGAGAACTGCTCTCAGGTGGCGAAGCGCAAATCTGTGAGACATGCGTGAAAGAACTTGCACTATTCATCGGCTGGGCTGACAAAGAGCCGCTTGAAGCCGAAATTGACATCCTTAAAATGGATGTCGAAGCCCACGAAAGAGAACTTGCAAAAGTGCCAGACCACGTAGAGGAACTTATTAATGGAATTCGTAGTAGCGTTACTGACTTTATCTTTGCTGTTTCTTACGGCGACAGTGTACCTCGTTCAGAGAATGACACAAAGCCTAAACTACCAGTCGTCGAACCTGCTGAAGTCAGCAGAAATGCAAAAGGAAACAATAACTCACCTGTCAAATCTTCTAGCAAGTAAAGACCCTATGGCGTTTCAGCAGGTTGCTGCTGTGACTGTCGCGCCTCTTTATCCGGAAGAATCTGGCTATACTGGACTATATAAGACTGGCGAAGAACTAGAGCTTGAAGAAGCCGAAAGAAATCTATCCGCCATCTTCGATACGTATAACTGATTCGGAATAGGCTTATGGCAAACGAACAATACTTTGACGGCAAAGCTGGTCAGTACATTTCTGGTACCCCAGTTGAAGGTGAGATGGCTGACGACAGCATCCTAAACCAGTTCAAGCGTAAGGACGAAGCCAAAAAGCTAGTCGCATGGGTTAAGTCTGAGTACGAAAAGGCTAAGCAGGCTCGCAAAATGGAAGAGCAAGACTGGTACCTTCAGCTTGCCTTCTACAACGGCACCCAGTACCGCGACTGGACCGAAGTAGTCAAAGGTGCACCGAAGCAACTAATTGACGCACCAAATCCTGCAGGCACCCCGCGCATTGTTGTGAACAAGATTGAACCAATCATCCGCACCGAAATCGCTAAGACTTCATCTGGTCACCCATCTGCAACCGTTGTGCCAGCATCAAACGACGACGAAGACCTTATGGCTGCAACTGCTGCCGAACAGGTCTGGCAAGCAATGTACGACAAATCAAATTTTCAAACCGATGTCTTGCAGAAGTCAGAGTTCTGGCGTGCCGTCTGCGGTAACGTCTTTACCAAGACCTACTGGGACCCATCAGCTCGCGAAATCACCCCAACCCCTACACAGGACCCTTACACTGGTGAGCGCAAAATCATCCAAAAGGAAACCTCAAAGGGTGACGTAGCATTCGAAGTTGTTTCACCATTCCACCTTTTCGTGCCAGACCTAGCCGAAGAGAGCATTGAGAACCAGCCTTACCTATTCAACGTGTACACCAAGTCTGAGAACTGGGTAAAGAGCACCTTCGGCGGTGTTCTACCAAAGGACTTCAAGCCATCAAAGGTTTCAGCAACCGAAATCATGGACGCAACCATGATGGACGTCAAGGGTGGCAACACTGCAAAGCCAGACGCCGTACTCGTTATTGAAATGTGGGCTAAGCCAAACGGTTGCCCATACCTTCCAAAGGGTGGTCTAATCACCATCGTTGATAACGAAATCGTACAGTTTGCTGAGAACGGTATCCCTTACTCGCACAAGTCATACCCGTTCGCACACGCATACTCAATCCCAACCGGACGCTTCTACCGTCGCTCAGTAATTAAGAACTTGATTCCGTTGCAGCGCGAACTGAACCGTACCCGTTCACAAATCATTCAGGCAAAGAACCTCATGGCTAAGCCTCAGATGATGTACCACGAAGGTGCGGTAGACCCACGCAAGCTCTCAGCTAAAGCAGGTCTATGGATTCCAGTTCGCCCGGGCTTCTCCATGCCACAGCCGGTACCAATCCAGCCACTACCAAACTATGTGCTACAAGAAGTACAGCAGCTAGAGTCAGACTTCGAAGACATCTCAGGTCAGCACCAAGTATCGCGCGGACAGTCAGGTGGCGTAACCGCAGCAACCGCAATCAACTACCTGCAGGAACGCGACGACGCCTACCTAACCACCATCTTCGCCAGCATTGAAGCAGCCATTGAGAAGACTGCCAAGCAAGCAATCTCACTATTCATCCAGTACGTCAACACCCCACGCCTAATCAAGACCGTAGGCACTGACGGCGCATTCGACGCAACCGTCCTAGCCGGTGCAGACATCGCATCAGGTAATGATATCCGTATCGAGTCAGGCTCAGCCCTCCCAACATCGAAGTCTGCACGACAGGCATTGATTACCGAATGGATGAAGATGCAGTTCATCACCCCGCAAGAGGGTCTGAAGATGCTTGACATGGGAATGCTCAAGAACTTCTACAACCTAATCAAGTTGGATGAGAACCACGCATCACGCGAGAACCTACAGATGAAGCGCCTCACCCCAGAGGCTATCCAGCAGTTCCAAGACGCATGGGAGCAAGGCGCAGCAAACGGCGACCCAGACAAGGTTGTTCCGGGGTCAGTCGATGCAGAAGGCAACCCAATCCCGCTCGCCGTCCCAGCAGTTGTGCAGGTCCACTCGTACGACAACCACGCCGTACACATCGAAGTACACAACCGCTTCCGCAAGTCGCAGAGCTTCGACATCCTGCCAGACGAAATCAAGGCAGAGTTCCAGAAGCACATCTCGATGCACGAAAACGCTTTGCAGCAGAAAATGATGCAAGATGCAGCAATGGGTCAAGCGCCTGATGCTGCAGGAACTCCTCAGGCTTTACCGTCTGAGGCTTCACAAATGCCTCCACAAATGGGGCAAACATCTGAACAACTACAGTAAGGAAAAACATGTCTGATGAGACGCAGGTAACCCCTGACCAGACTATTGAAGACAATGCTTCAGTAGAGACGCACGAAGAAATAAAGGTACACCCAGCGTACGACAAGTTGCTCGCTGAACTACCTGAAGCATGGCACTCAAAGGTAACCCCTTACCTTCAGGAGCAGGACAAGTACTTCCAGCAGCAGTTGGAAAAGTACACCCCGTTCAAAGAGTTCGTAGAAGAAGGTGTATCTGCTGACGTCATCCGTGGCGGAATTAACCTAGCAAACGCAATCGCACACGACCCTGTAGAAATCTTCAACAACCTACAGGCTCACCTACGCTCACAGGGTCTACTTGGTGAAGAAGCGGCACAGGCTGCAATGGACATCATGGAAGACGAATCAGGTGAAAGTTTCGGAGACCTCTTCGATGACGAGCAGGTACCTGCAGCGTTGCAGAAGAAGTTGGACGAGTTGGAAGCCCGTCAGGCTGACGCAGACAACTACATGTACCAGCAGGAACTAAGCAAGGCTACAGAATACTACGCAAATGAACTAGAGACTGAGATGTCTCAGTTGCGTAACGCGTACAGCCTATCTGACGCGCATGAACGCCAGATTTACAACATCATGAACATCGCTTTGGATGCAGGCAAGGAAATCACCATTGCTGAAGCTGCACGTGAACTACAGGCAATGATTGGCTCATTTGCACCTGCAGGTGCACAGGAAGAAGCACCAACTATTATGGGTTCTGCTGGCGGAGCAGGCGTACCTTACCAGTCTTTGACTGTCCCAAAGGATGACAAGGGCAAGAAGGAAATGCTACAACGCATGTTCGAGGAGCGCCAGCGACAGATGTAAAGACATCTGACATCAAACCCCGTCAATAAAAGGCGGGGTTTTTTGTATCTTTCCTACAAATAAACTGTGCTACTATACAAATATCTACGTACAGCCACCTAAGAGTGGTCAGGGCAAGCGATAACACTAACTTTCGTTTTACAACTTACTCTTAGGAGAGTGAATCACATGGCAGGTCAGGGAATCCTAACCTTCGCAAGTGACGCTCTGAAGCTCGTCTACGGCGACCTTCACGAGCAGCTTGCAGACAAGAACCCAGCACTGGAGTTCATCGAAGCATCATCACAGCACATCACCCAGAACGGTAAAGAGGTCATCTTTGACACTCACATCGGACGCAATCAGGGTATCGGTGCACGTGGCGTACGCGAGGCTCTACCAGTAGCAGGCGCACAGAAGTACAAGCAGGCTCACCTATACCTCAAGAACCTATACGGTGCTATCGAGGTTGACGGACAGCTATTCGAGCAGGCTGCAGACAACTACAACTCATTCATCAACGTTGTTGACGCTGAAATCAAGGGTCTAAAGCGCGACCTATCTCGCGACCTAAACCGCCAGATTTACGGTGACGCATCAGGTACCATCGCAGTCGTAAAGACCGCTGTGACTACCGCTGCAGCAACCGTAGTATTCGTTGACGCACACTTCGCTGAAGAGGGCATGGTTGTTGACCTACTAGACGGCACCGACCTAGTTGACGGTACCCCAACCGTCAAGAAGGCAGCCCTAGTAATCACCGCCGTAAACGAGACCACTGGCGCTGTAACCTTCGACGCAACCACCGTTGCAGCCGTTGGAGACATCATCGTCCGTGCATCAGGTGGCGCTAACTCATTCGGTAAGGAACTAACCGGTCTAGGTGCAATCGTAGGCGAGGGCAACTCACTACACGGCATCGACGGCGCAACTGTTTCTTCATGGAACTCAACCATCCGCACCCTTGGCTCAGTCGGTACCCCGGGTACCCTAACCGAGATGGACCTCATCTCGCTAGTACAGGCTGTAGACAAGAAGGGTGGAGACGTCGACGTCTTCCTAGCCTCACCGGGCGTATACAACGCTTACTGGAACCTACTTCAGGGTATGCGCCAGTTCACCAACGGTGCAGGTCTAACCGGCGGTCAGCGCTCATTCACCTTCGAGGCTCTAGGTAAGCCAATCAAGTTCGTTTCAGACTACGCAGCACCAAAGGGCACCATCTACGCGTTGTCATCAAAGGAACTTGTTATCAACCGCAAGAAGGACTGGTCATGGATGGACCGCGACGGTTCAATGTGGTCACGTGTTGCAAACACCGACGCATACGAGGCTCGTCTGTACCAGTACAGCGAAATCGGAACCTACCGTCGTAACGCACACGCTAAGCTATCAAACATTGCCGAACTAGGCGCGTAATAGCTCAGTAAAAAACTCCCCCCTAACCGGTCCGTCTCGCTGGTTAGGGGGGTTTTTTACTACAATAGAACCATGATAAATTTTGCACAACTAGATGGTCTATACACCGACCACCAGAGACGGGTTGCAGCAGTAATCAAAGATGTGTTCCCGTCAGTCCGCCTTATTCGCATGGACCCGGGGCACCCCCAGTTCAACCCTGAGATGCCATTCGCACTCATCGACGAACCGCCAATCGGAAACTCTTACCTAATCACAAACGTGCACGAGGCTGAGATTGACCACCGCCTACTCGCCCGCCTAATGGAATCGAACATGCACGACCCCGATTCCAAGGTAAATAAGTTACAATTACTAGAGATGGCACATGCAGCGTTAGAGGCGAAACGTGAAGAAGAATGGCGAGCTGAAAAGAAAGACATTCTGAAAAGCGCTCTCAAGTCCAACAAACACACTTGGACTCACGATGGTCAAACTCTAAGGAAGTAGAAATGCCAGCAGAGGAATTCACTCACACAGGTACAGATGTAGCCTCCCGCGTTCGCACGGGGTTCGGTGACTCTTCTGGCGCACAACTCGCAGACTCATCAATCCTCTCTTGGATTAACGACGGTCAGCGTGAGATTGTAAACTCAAACCCAATCCTACGAGCGACAAAAATTACAGATGTGGTGGCAGGGCAGTCAGATTATAGCTTCCCTAACGATAAGGTGCTCTCTATTGAAGCACTATACATTTCAGGTTACCCACTGACTAACCTGTCACCGCAAGCAGCACGCGAGTACATTCAGGCTCAAGACCCAACAAAACTATTGAACGCTGAGCGTCCCGACGTCTGGTATGAGCGTGCTGGCATCATTACTTTGTTCCCTGTCCCAAACAAGACCATTTCAAATGGTCTAAAACTAGAGTATGTAACTAACCCTGTGAACTTGAGCGCACTAGGCTCGACCCTTGCAGTGCCAGACCGCTACTTCAACGAACTGGTCAGCTACGTCATCGCACAGGCTCTTGAGATGGACGAAAACTACGACGCTTCAAACATGAAGTTGCGTCAGTTCCGTGACGGTCTAGACCGCCTCTCAACCAAAGACACCATCTCTCAGGACTCGCAGTACACTGCAGTAATGGCAGACCCAGCAGATGCGTGGTACTAAATGTCACAGATTGTTCGCTCACGTAGCGCAACCCTACAACAGTTTACCGGCGGTCTAAACAACTACTGGGACCAGTCAGCCATTGGCGACAACGAACTCGCATCAATCATCAACTTTGAGTTCTCCACTAACGGTGCCCTCATGTCACGCCCACCAATCTACGTAGACAAGAACGGTGCAAGCGCCGTCCTCACCCCCGTAACTGGTGAGCCAATGGACATCCTAGGCACCTACATTCGTGCAGACGGCGTACGCTTCCTCGTCGTAGTCACCAACACCAAAACTTGGACCTTCAACGTCCTCACCAAAGCATTCGTACAAATCGCCAACTTCAAAGCATCCGACTGCACCCAATACCTAAACAAAATTGTCCTCAGCTCAACCGTTGACGGTCAAGGCGGATACTGGGAATCAGGCAACTTCGTCAACACCCCATCAATGCCCGCACTCAGCGGAATTGAACTATTCCAAACCCGCTTCTTCGGTTACGGCGTACAAGGCACCTCAACCGCAAACATAATCTACTGGTCAAATGTTTCAACCGCAGGACCATCAGGCGAATCCACTTCCGTCTGGACTTGGACCAACGCACAAAACAACCAAATGTATGTCGAAATTGGTGGCGGAGACGGGCAGTGGATTACCGCAATCGCTCAAGGTTACAACGACATCGTAATCTTCCGCAACCGTTCAACCTATCGCTACTCATACGGTGACGTGCCAGAAGAAGGCACCATGCAAGCAATGCAACAAGACATCGGTGCCGAGTCACGCCGTTCAGTAGTCAAGTTTGAAAACGCCCACTTCGTCCTATCCGGCGGTATCCTCTACAAGTACCAGAACTGGTTGTACTACCCGCTTAATGCCGCTAGAGTAAAGTTTGAGGCATACGACTTCAGTCAAAGATTCCAGCACGCAGTATCAATCGTCGGAAGACGCTGCATCGTCTGGCACAACGGGGGTGTGTTTGCCTACAACCTTGATACTGAGACGTGGAGCGAATGGGAAAGCACAAGCAGAGTCGCATACTACTGGAGCGTACCTCGACGCTCCGAAGAATTAGAAGAATCTCTTTTCTTTGGTATCAGTGGTGGCACTAGCGCAACAGGCGCAACCGACTTCGCCATGTGGCGCATCGAAGACAAATCAACCAGCGCAGTAGGCTCCGAAGCCTTCAAGTGCTCAATCCGCACCAAAATCTACGACTTCCAATCACCTGTCGAATGGAAACGTCTGTACATGTGGACTGCTGACATTGCAACCGCCCTGCCCGTAAAGGCTGTCGCCTACCCTGTGGCTTTGCCTGAAATGGCTTTGCAGTTGAACTGGGACCAAATCTCCAAAGACTACGAAGCCGAAACCGGCTACAAGACATGGGATGAACTATCCTACGACAACATCGGTGACGAATTCTTTGGCACATGGGATAACCTAGCCAAACCATCAGGTGCAGTTTCAACTATTGTTGACGCATTCTCACCGGGTGCAGTGCTCCGTATGGAAGCCAAGTTGAACCAGTCGCTCCGCTTCCGACGCATCTACTTTGAACTATACTTAGACTGTGACGGTACGGCGCTCACATCACCTGTACAGGTCTTTAGCATCACCCCAATGATTGGTGCTAAGGCAAAGATTTCGAAGGAAGCTAACTAATGGCTGGTGCCGAGCGTAACGCGCTACTTGGCGGATTCGAATTCAACCCATACGCTGCAGGTAAAAAGGTGTACGGCAACATGACCCACGCGCCTACCCGTGGCAAAGTGGACAAGACTGGCTACGCTGAGCGTGACGCCCGCATGGCTGCCAAGAAGGCTGCCGTCCTCGCTAAAATGAAAGCCAATAACACTGGCGCTTATGCCAACGCTAACGCACTAAGGTTCGGTAAATAATGCCTACAGCTGACTCCTCTTGGAAGATTTACGCAAACGCACAAAAAACTAATAACGGTAATGAGATGCTTTTGCGTCAGAACGCCGACAAACTTGCAAACGACAAGCCGGGTGGCGTTTCGCCAGAGATTAAGATTCCACGCCAAGGCATGGGCGTAACTGCAAACGACGCAACCTCAGGCTCGACCACTACCCAGCCCGTTACGGGCATGGCGTACAAACTTGAAAGCGACCCTGTTTATCAGGCTGCAATAAACCAAGGACAGTCTCAGTTCAACAGCGCCCGCAACCAAGCAATGTACAGCCTGAACGACACCACAGCGCAAACCAATCAGGACCGCAAAGCGCTTGACACGAACTCAGCTGAAGCGCGTCGACGCCTAGCAGGCAACTACGCTGCACGTGGCATGGCTGGCGGTGCAGCAGGTGCACTAGGTTTGGCTGAAGCTGAAGCAAATGCACGACAGATTGCAGCCCAAACCTCTTTGAAAGACAAGTTGGCTGCATTAAACATGAACTTCCTTGAGAACTACGGCAACGCAAACGCCGCTGGTTACGACTGGACGG